AGCACCATGAAGGTGTGAGGCAAAACCCATATAAATGCCCTGCAAAATTGTGGACTGTGGGCGTGGGCCATGTCATGTTTCCAGAGCAAGGAAAGCTAAAGATTGACCAACGTGATGCGTTTTTACCCCCATCAGAGGCCATGCGTAAACACAGCATGGATGAAGTCAATGATATTCTTAAAGCTGATCTTGCTAGGTTTGAGAAGGGAGTGGCAACTTATTGCCCTGTGCCTCTTACTCAAGGTCAGTTTGATGCGCTTGTTTCATTTTCATTTAATGTGGGTTTAGGAACATTACAGCGGTCAACCATGCGCCAAAAAGTAAATCGTGGCGACATGGAGGGCGCTGCTGAAGAACTTTTAAAATATTGCATGGCGGGTGGCAAAGTCCTCAAAGGTTTACAGAAGCGCAGACTTGATGAACGGGCGTTATTCCTTAGTTAAATTTTGTCTAAGGTATTTGCCTGTTAGACGCATGATCCAACAAGATTGACAAATCCACTTATGCCCCATATCAACCCCGCCCTCTGGGGGCTTGACTTCATCACATTTGTTGCACGATTTTAATTTATGAACGGGCTGAGTTCTGCCTAGTTCGATTGGATACATTGCCATTCTCTTTCATTTCGCCCCGAATTTGATTTAACGGTGTTACCCGTCAATTCTATTAAACCAATGATTTTCATTTCATTGAGCCGTCTAGCCACTTGATTGGGGTCAAGCATTGTCAAGGCCGAAATGCCATCTTTGCCCAACGGCCCGTAAAACTTGAGGCAATCAAAAATAACTTGGTGGTGTTGGGGGGCAACGTCTTTGATCGACTCTGCTGCTTCAAATGACGTTACAGGGTCATTGGCTCTTACTCTTGGAAATTCGGGAAATATTCTGTCAAACATTTTTTTGTAGTCCATGATTGTTCCTAAAAGGTGGGGTACTAACCATTCGTCCGCAAGCAAAATTGCATGGCTTTCCCCCGTTAATCAAAATGGGATTTCTTCCTCATCCCTTGGCAAACCTTTGTATTCTTCTTTTGGCTTTGGAGTGTTGAGATATGCCCAACCGTTCCAGCCGCCATCAGGCAAAGGAATAACGTCCAACTTGAGCATTGGGCCATTCTTGGTCTCAATGACCGATCCAATGGTTTGATAGCGTGATTTTTCCACACCATCTTTGTTTTTGTATTTACCTGAAACAACGGTAATTTCGTAAAGTTTAGACATTTTTAATTTCCATGAGTTGAGCAATTTTGATATCAAGTTCATTTAAGAATTTGATAATTTCTTCTTCCATTAGTCTGATATACATATTGTCCCGAGGGACACGTTTAACAAACAATTGAAGTTCTTGGGGCAGACGATTGTCAAAAGACACAAAGTCACACCATTCCCGCCCCGTACAAGCCATTTGAAACTGCATCTGGGTGTTGTACTTGCCTGGCACTGTCTGACTGAGCAAAGTCTCAATGTGCGTGGCCGTGTTGGGGCATTTGATTTCTAGCAATCCATCGTCCCCCACAAGCCCATCAGGGGACGCACCCGCCATGATGATTGAGGGATGGGGTACAAACCCCACTTCATCAACTAAAACGTCTTTGAGCGACTCATAAGCGGCTCGGGCAAGGGGTTCTGTGTCTGTGCCGTGTTGCATGGCAGCATTGGTAAAACTTTCCCCTTTTTCACCCGTTAGGCGTTCACACACCAATTGAGCCATGTAGTTGTCACGGGTTGCTGAATAGCCCGTTTTGGTCTTGGCAAGCACATCAGCCACACGGGATGCGGTGACTTTGCCAATTCGAGCCGCAAACCATTGGTCTGAGCGTTGTTCAATCATTTCAATCATAATTTCTCCTATTTGACGTTTGCGCCACATTAAAGTTTCGCCTTGGCTTCATCTTTTGCTGCAATGACTTTGATCTGCCAAGCCTTGTCACCATCACAAGCCGAATAAGCTACTTTGTAAGCCAATTTCAACTCATCTTGTGTGGTCGCTGCTTCAATGGCTTTGAATAAGTCTTTCATGCTCTCATCGTCAATGTTTGACTCGGGTTCATCACCTTGCGGAAGATCATCACCCGCATAGATGTACAACCCGAGGCCATGCAAACTAAGTGCTTTGGTCATGCAGCGCATGATGGCGGTATTGACTTGGAAAGCATCGGGGCTTTGGATGGCCTTGTTGCGGTGATCCATCACGGGCAATTGGCAAGTCATTGGCTTGTCAAACATAACAACCGTGACCCACACCATTGCCGTGCCGTTTATGTCCATAAAGCATTTGTCGCCAAACGTATTTACCACAAAAGTGGCTTTTGGATCGGCTTTGAGTGCCTCGGCCCATGCCCAAGCCCATGACAGATAAGTCAGGTTGGCTTTCTTTTCCGTATGCTCATTGACATTGAGTTTGAGTAATTCTTGGACGTTCATGCTTCTTCCTTTAAATAAGCCGTGAGGCGTTTGATTCGATCCGAGTGATAGTCACCCATGCGCTTTGCGTATTCTTGTGCGCTGAGAGCCTCTAATAGCTTGCGTTGTGCCATTTCAAGTTCTTTGGCCGCTAACTCTTTGGCCGATGGCAAGCGGAAGTAATCTTTAAGGTGGTCAATCATGGTTAACCCCTCCATGCGAGCATTACGCCAATGCCGCCAAAAATGACAATGGCTAAAACGCACTCAATAAGTGTTTGGATAATCTTGTGTTTCATACGGCCTCGCAAGTGTAGAAATGACGTTTTGCCTCATCCATCAAACGCTTGTATTCGTCATTTGGGATGTCATAGGTAATGTCCTTGTCGTTTGTAAAAACAAACACATCAAACATTTCCGCAAAATTGTGGTCATGGGGGTAGTTGATTTCCTCGGGCAAGTGGTCATAGCCAACGGTGACGACTTGAACCGTCTCACCGTCATCAAATGACACCGCGTCTTGAAAACTATGTTGGAGATTGTGTTTCATAAGGTTTCCTAAAAAGACCCCAAGATGTTTGGGGCATGACGCTATTGTAGAGTTTTCTCAACATGGTCTAGTAGGGATAAACCCTTATTGTTGCTTTTTTGCAATAGTGAGTAAAATCAACACATGGACAAACAAAAGGCTATCACATTAGCTGGCTCATCAAGTGAGCTTGCTAGATTATTAGGCATTCAAAGAAGTGCCGTTTCGCATTGGAAAGAAATTCCCAAGGGACGTATTTATCAATTGATGGTGTTGCGTCCTGATTGGTTTGTATAGTAAGATCACCAAAACACTTGGCGGTGTTAATGTAGTAGGGTTACACATGAAGTCTGCTGGTTACTACGCCAGTCCGCCAACATCCGAAAGGGTGAGACTTCAGGTGTAGCCCTTTTTTTTGGGCTTTTATGAAAATTAAAAACTGGACAAAGTTTCAGCATTTCAAGGACAGGCGGCCTCCTTGGGTAAAGCTGTACCGTGACATTCTTGATGACCTTGAATGGCATGAATTAGACCCTTTGGCTGCCAAAGTGTTGGTCATGTTTTGGTTAATCGCAAGTGAGGATGATGGGCGAATCCCTGACACCAAAACCCTTGCTTTTCGTCTTAGATTGACAGAAATTAAAACTAAAGAAATCGTTATCAAGTTGTCTCATTGGTTGGAACAAGATGATATCAGCGTGATATCAGATGGATATCAAGTTGATAGTACAGAGACAGAGACAGAGAGAGAGACAGATAAAGAGAAAGAGACAAAGGTAAAAGCGCCTGAAGGCGTTTCACTTGAAATTTGGGATTCTTTTGTTAAGCAAAGAAAAACAAGCCGAGCAGTCATAACGCAATCAGTTATCAAGTCAATTCAAAAAGAAGCTGATAAAGCGGGTTGGTCACTTGAACAAGCATTGGCTGAATGTGCTGCCCGTGGATGGCGTGGATTTAAAGCGGATTGGGTTGCTGACAAAAATTTAACCAAAACTGGTCAACGAAACGCAAATGTTTTGTCAGGCTTAACCCGCGGCTTACTTGGAGGACAAACCAATGTCAAATTACTTGGAAACTGATTTTTGCCAAGCCGAGGAAGGTTTGGACTACATATTTGGGCGCATGAGTGCAATTTATGGGGCGGCTTTTTTGAGGCATTGGGAAGGTGTTGACCACAACCTTATTCGCCAAGAATGGGCAAACCAACTAGGACGATTCCTGACATACCGCCCAAGCATGGACTTTGCGATTGGTAAGCTAAATGAGGAATTTGTGCCTAGTGCTATTAAATTTAGAAATTTATGCAATCAAGGCCCTGAAATTCCTGTCAAGCAATTACCACAAATTGAACGCAAACTCACAATCCATGAGCAAATTGAGAGCGACAGGATTAAGACTGAAGCATTAGCTAGGTTGGCTGAAATGAAAAAAAAATATGGTGGGAGAACATGAATGTCATGGCTAATCAGCAAAACCTTAATGAACTTGCTTTGTTCGCAGGGGCTGGCGGTGGAATCCTTGGTGGACACTTGCTTGGATGGCGAACAGTCTGTGCAGTCGAGTGGGAACAATACCCCGCAAGCGTACTGTGCGCCCGACAAAATGATGGGCTTCTCCCGCCTTTCCCGATTTGGGATGACGTACAAACCTTTGACGGAAACCCGTGGCGAGGAATTGTTGACGTTGTATCGGGCGGCTTTCCCTGTACGGACATTTCCATTGCAGGACGAGGCGCAGGGCTTGACGGAGAAAGTTCCTCAATGTGGTATCACATGGCGCGGGTGGTTAGCGAAGTTCGACCAAGATTCGTATTCGTGGAAAACAGCCCAATGCTCATTCATAGAGGAATCGGGCGAGTGCTTGGCGACCTTTCCTCCCTCGGGTTTGACACGAGGTGGACTGTTATGGGAGCAAACGAGGTCGGAGCGCCCCATCAAAGGGATAGAACGTGGATTGTGGCGCACTCCAGACACGGGGGGGGGGGGGACATCTGGACTACTCAAAAAAGGCCAGGATCATCGAAAGAATGGTCAGCCCATCCAAATCAGATTGGTCGATCAAGTGAACAATCCAAGACTTTGGCCCACACCAGTAGCCAGGATGCACAAAGACAAAGGGTATCCCTCGGAATACGAAAGGAACGAGATACCCCTTGCGGCTCAGGTTGGTGGGCCGTTGAACCCCGAGTGGGTCGAGTGGCTGATGGGGTGGCCGCAAGAGTGGACAGACTTAAAGCCATTGGCAACGGACAAGTTCCACAAGTGGTCGCAGCAGTCTGGAGGAAATTAAGTGAATCACTATGAAGCAAACAGAATCCTTAATCGTGTCAGAGAAGGCCAACAATATAGCCACTTTGTCATTACAAGAGCGCTTGAACTTACGGGAGATTATGAAGAACAACGAGGCAACCGAATGGGTAAAGCGTTACCGCAAGAAAGCGCTAGAGGAAGGACGGGGAGAAGCCCAATATTGGTGGCAACAAACCCTAGCCGACATTGCCAAGAAACGTGGCCAGCCAGCTGCTGATGACTTACGCAAGCGCATGAATGAACAAAAGGATAAAAAATGATTTCCATCATGTTTACAGTCTATGGGCATCCAGTAGCCAAGGGCAGACCAAGGTTTTCCACAAGGGGAAAGTTTCCCGTTGCTTACACACCTGAAAAGACAAAAACTTATGAATCTGAAGTTGGAATGATGGCAAAGGTTGCAATGGGTGCTTCAAAAGCCTTAGAAGGGGCATTAGAGGCGTTTATTTACGTTACCTTTCCTATTCCCGCCTCTTACTCCAAAAAACGCACAGAGGCTTGTTTAAGCGATACCGAGAAACACACCAAACGCCCCGATTTGGATAACGTAATTAAATCGGTCATTGATGGCATGGACAAAATAGTGTTTGACAACGATTCGCAAATCACTTCAATTCACGCCACAAAGGTTTACGGGGAAGTGGCAAAAGTTGAAGTCATGGTGAGGCAATCATGAACATAACCCTTTATTCACCCGAGCAAGCCCATATTGTCCTAAAAGACTTATGGCCTAAGATTAAAGAAACCTTGCAAACGGGCAAAAAATTACGGTTGGAAGTTAAACGATCCACTCGCAGTTCAGACCAGAACGCAATGTTTCACAGTTTGATTGATTTGATTGCCAAACAAATGAAAGCAGCTGGATCAGCATGGTCATCAGACGATTGGAAAAGATTACTCATTGACCAATGGGCGCATGAAACAGGGCGCAAGATTGGCAAGGTTGCCCCAAGCCTAGACGGTGAAAGGGTTGTCCAGCTTGGCCTCCAAAGCCACAAATTTACGGTTGAGGAAGGCTCAGAGTTTATTGAATGGCTTATGGCTTGGATGGCTGAAAAGGGAATAGAAGCATGAACAAAGATTTAATTGACACAGTTGAAAGTTTGGGTGGTACTGCTTTAATGGGTGGCATTCTTATTCAATTTTCAGATACTACTTTCACAGAAGCACTTAAAAAGATTTATGAGGCTGGCGTAGAAGCCGAGCGTGAGGCGTGTGCAAAAGAGTGCGAACACACAGCACTACGAATGGGTAGCGAATGGATGGCGCAACACTGTGCTCAAGCCATCCGAGCAAGGGGACAAGCATGATGTTCCCTAAACACAATTACGTCAGAAGCCAAAAGCTACTCAAGATGGTGGCAAGCCTAGATTGCCAATGCTGTGGTGAATCTTATGGAATCCAAGCGGCTCATTCAAATTGGGGTGGTGGCAAGGGTAAAGGCATCAAGGCTGATGACAACCTAGTGGCGGCTTTATGCCTGAAATGCCATTACGAAATAGACCAAGGGGCGCATTTGTCTAAGGACGAACGCAAAGAAATGTGGTTAAAAGCCCACAAATCGACTGTGGAGGCACTTGGTGACAGGTGGCCTACCGAAGTGCCAATTCCTCACTTACCCTTGTGAGCCTTGTCCAAGCCTTGTGATTCGTGGCGCTTAAGTTCTTTTTCAACAGCAGCGATGCGTTTCATTTCCTCACGATGCTCAGACACTTTTTCATAGTGCATTGGCTCTTTAGGAGTTTTAGATTTAGCAGCGGTAATGGTGTAATTTGTAGCCATGACAAATCCTGTTAAAATGGTGATTGACATTGTGCCATATTGGGCATAAAGTCAAACCATAAATTCTTTGCAAGGAAAAATCATGGGAAAAGCTGACACAACAATGGCTAAAAGCACAACAGGCGCAACACCCCCAAAGGGCGCTGCATCTTCTGACAAGTCTGGTGAACGCATGGGCAAGACCGTAGGCGGTGTTGGCATGGGTAAAGAGGACAAGACAGGCGCTGACAAGTTGTTCAATACTGGTCGCACAGACGGTATTTGCTACACTAAGACCCGTTCAGAGTACCGCTGAAAAGGCGAAACCCAAACAGCCGAGCAGGGCTGAATGGGCTTCTAGGCACAACAAATAAAGAGGATTTGCCATGCTTAAACAGAATTGTAAGGCTTGTGTTTACTTTAATGACATAGGTCAGATGGGGCAATGCAGACGCTACCCCACATTTCAGAATCGCCATCACACCGAATGGTGCGGTGAATTTGAATTAGTTGCCATCGTCCCTGAGGAGGATGTTCTACCCGTCCAAGAGGCGGGTGCTTTTTCTGAGCCTCCAAAGAAACGTGGCAGACCCGCAAAGGAAGCAAAATGAACTTGCAACCATTGAGGGACAAAATCCTTGTTCGCCCTGAACAACGAATCCAAAGCACAATTTACTTCCAATCGGCAGAAGCTGACAGCCGTGGAACAGTCATAGCGGTTGGCCCAGACGCACAAGCCGAGGGTTTGAACGTGGGTGACAAGATAGCTTTTGGTACATTCCACAAAGACTACAAGGACGAATACTTGAAGTTTGAGGAAATCAAGCACAATGATGAACGCTTACTCAAGATGAGTTGGCAAGATGTTTGTTTTGTAATGGAGGAAGAATGAAAGAACAACTGCAAGCCCGTATTGCTGAACTAGAGAAGCAAAAAGAGCAAATGTTGGCTAACTTCCATGCCATTTCTGGCGCTATTGCCGAAAATGAGGCATGGCTCAGACAATTGGAACAAGATGCAAATAGTCCAACGCAAGATTGAGGATTTAATTCCTTACGTCAAGAACAGCCGTACCCACTCAGAAGATCAGATTGCCCAAATAGCGGCAAGCATTAAAGAGTTTGGCTGGACTAACCCAATTTTGATTGACGGGGATAACGGCATCATTGCGGGGCATGGAAGGGTCATGGCAGCCCGAAAGCTGAAATACAAGCAAGTGCCTACCATTGAGTTAAAAGACCTAACAGAAACCCAAAAGAAGGCTTACATCATTGCCGACAACCGCCTGGCACTTAACGCAGGGTGGGACAATGAAATGCTAACCATTGAGTTAAACGATTTGCTGGCTGACGGGTTTGCTTTGGACATATTAGGGTTTGACTCTAAAGAGTTGAGCGCTTTGCTTGAGCCAGAGGTGGTGGAAGGGCTGACAGACGAGGATGCTGTGCCTGATGTGCCTGATGAGCCAAAGACCAAACTAGGCGACATTTACCAACTTGGCAACCACAGGCTAATGTGCGGTGACTCCACAAGCATTGACGCTGTGGATAAGTTAATGGATGGGCAGAAAGCCGACATGGTGTTTACCGATCCTCCTTATGGCGTTGAATACCAATCAAATCGCAGAACAAAATCAGCTAAGTTTGATGTATTGGCAAATGATGATAAGTTTTTGGATATTGCGCCAATCATTGAATTATTTTCATCAGGATGGATGTTTGTTTGGACAAGTTGGAAAGTTCAAAACACATGGATTGACCAATTTGAATCATTTGGCTACCCCAACAACATTGTTATTTGGCACAAGCCAGGCGGTGGCATAGGAGATCTCAAAAAGACATTTATCAGCGACTATGAGGTTGCATTGGTTTGGAATCGTGGCGCTGAATTACAAGGAAAACGAATTGGCTCTGTTTGGAAGATAAACAAAGACAGTTCAATGAAATATGTTCATCCAACCCAAAAGCCAGTAGCGTTGGCAGAGGAAGCGTTAGATAAAACAACACAATCTAAAGCAATTGTTTTGGATTTGTTTGGTGGATCGGGCAGCACGCTAATTGCTTGCGAGAAGCAAAACCGCAATGCTAGGCTTATGGAATTAGATTCAAAATACTGCGATGTCATAGTAAAACGATGGGAAGACTTTACGGGCAAAAAAGCTGTACTGTTGACAGAAGTAACCGAAATTGCTTAAATAACAACGAGTTCCCCTATATAAAAGATGCCAGTCATTCCACAAGAGGCCCATGTGCCAACCGAAGAAACCAAAAAGCTGGTCGAAAGCACTAGCGGATTGGGCTTGCCTCACGAGCAAATAGCCATTTTGGTGGGCATTGATGACAAGACGTTGCGCAAGTATTACCGCATTGAACTGGACACGGGCAAGGCTAAAGCTAACGGGCAGATAGCACGAACGCTTTACCAAAAAGCCGTGGCAGGGGACACAACAAGCCTGATCTGGTGGACAAAGAGCCAAATGCGTTGGTCTGAAACTGTCAAACAAGAATTGACGGGTGAAAATGGCGCACCGTTGCTGTCAGGCATTCAGGTCAGCTTTGTGAAGCCTAATGACAATCAAGACGCATGAGGATTGGGCAAACCTTGACGGGCTGATAACCGTACAAGTGCGCCAACTTATCAGGTCAGTCCTCAGCCGTGTTGGGATGTTAAGTCAGCGTTCAAGGATGTCGATGTGCGTTTTTTTCTGGCTTTCCAACGCACCTATGTCAAAGACCAAATTGAGTTCCAACACCTATGTCTGAAGTTCAGCAAGCAATAGCCAAGGCTGAGTTTCCACTCAAGCTAGAGTGCCTGTTCAAGCCATCACGCTACAAAGTCCTCTATGGTGGACGGGGTGGCGCTAAGTCATGGGGCATTGCTAGGGCATTACTGATCAAGGCAGCGCAGAATCAATTACGCATTCTTTGCGCCCGAGAGTTCCAAACATCTATTAAAGACTCAGTTCACAAGTTGTTGTGTGACCAGATCGAGGCGCTTGGCCTCACATCGTTCTATGAGATCACCCAAACCAACATTAAGGGCAAAAACGGCTCTGAGTTCAGTTTTGTGGGTCTAAAAAACAATGTGGCGAACGTAAAGTCTTACGAGGGCGTGGACATTTGTTGGGTTGAGGAAGCGCAAACCACAAGCCGAATGTCATGGAACGTGCTGATTCCTACCATTCGTAAGGAAAAGTCTGAGATTTGGATTAGCTTCAACCCTGAGTTGGAAACAGACGAAACCTATCAACGGTTTGTGTTGAATCCTCCTGATGACTGCGTTGTCACCAAAGTCAATTGGTCAGACAACCCTTGGTTTCCTGAAACGCTGAAGCTAGAAAAAGATGCGCTAAAGTTTCGTGACCCCCAGGCTTACAACGTGGTTTGGGAAGGCTTATGCCGACAGACCGTAGATGGCGCTATCTTTGCCAAAGAAATGCAAATGGCTGAGTTGGATGGGCGAATCACAAAGGTCAACTATGACCCTACAAAGCCCGTACACGCCATTTTTGACCTTGGGTGGAGTGATGCCACAGCCATTTGGTTCTTGCAGTTCATAGGCATGGAAACACGCCTTATTCGCTACGTTGAGGGCAATCAGCAGACCATGAGCGACTACCTAGCCAAGATGCAGACGTTTGGCTATATGTACGACACGCTATGGCTACCGCACGATGCCGAGAACAGGACACTAGCGGGCAATGGCAGAAGTATTGAGGAAATTGTCAGGGCTGCGGGCTACAAGACTAAGATCATTCCCAAAACGCCCATTTTGGACAGCATCAATGCGGCAAGGACAATCTTTGTTAATTGTTGGTTTGACCGTGAGAACTGTCATGAGGGCTTGCAATGCCTACGCCATTACCGTTACGATGTTGACCCAGACACTAAGCAATTCAGTAAAACGCCACTTCATGACCAATATTCACATGGTGCTGATGCGTTTAGGTATATTGGGCTAATGGTCAACGAGCCACGACAGGCTAGAAGGCCAAGACTGAACACAAATTATGGTGGTCAACATTCATGGATGAGTTAAAATGACTCCAAATCACTTAGGGCAACATCATGGCTGATGATTACGACTCACGAATTCAAGAAGCAATTGACTTCTTAAAGTTTGCAAACGATGCAGACACAATGAATCGTCAAGAAGCGCTTGAGGATTTGAAATTCGGTGGCGGTGATCAATGGCCTGTTGAACTGCAAAACTCACGCAATCTTGAATCACGCCCTGTGATCACGGTTAACAAGGTGGACAACTATTGCCGCCAAGTGTCTAACCAACAGCGTCAGCAACGCCCCCGAATCAAAGTTCATGCGACAAACACCCATGATGACATGGTGGACGCACAGACAATCCAAGGCATTATTCGCCACATTGAGGTTAATTCCAACGCTGATCACGCCTATGACAACGCATTTGAATATGCTGTTCGCATGGGTTGGGGCTATATGCGGGTCAGAACTGACTACATTTCTGAAGATTCGTTTGATCAAGAAATCTACATTGACGCAATAGATAACCCATTTACGGTTTATTACGATCCAAATTCTGTGTTGCCTGATGGCTCTGACGCTGACCGTTGTTTGATTACAACAATGATGCTAAAGAGCGAATTCCGCAAGCTGTACCCAGACGCTGATGACGGTGGCACAAGTTTCACCCAACGTGGAACAGGCGACTCACAGTCCGAGTGGATCACCAAAGAGGATATTCGCCTTGCTGAGTATTACTACACAGTCAGGGAAAAGGCTAAACTGTACCTTTTGAGCGATGGCACAGCGACATTTGCTGATGACAAAGACTTCTTTAACCGCCTTGCCGCTTATGGCATTGAGGTCATTGACCAACGTGATTCATTCAAAAAAACAATCAAATACTGCAAGATGACAGCGGTTGAGATTCTTGAAGAACGTGATTGGGCGGGCAAATACATTCCAATCGTCCCTGTTTACGGCAGACACATTGTCATTGGTGACAAGCGCAAGAAGTTCGGCATGATTCGTTATGCCAAAGACCCACAGCGTATGTACAACTTTTGGCAGACTTCCATCACAGAAAGCGTTGCATTAGCGCCTAAAGCCAAGTGGATTCTTGCTGAAGGTCAGGACGAAGGTCATGAGAGCGATTGGGCAAACGCCAACATCAAGTCATTCCCTGTGTTGCGTTACAAACAGACTGACATTGATGGTCGCCCTGCGCCCCCTCCAATTCGTATGCAACCAGAGCCGCCTCCAACAGGCGTTATGGCGGCAGCAGCGGGTGTGAATGATGATATTAAAGCCATCATGGGCATTTTTGACCCCGCACAGCTTGGTCAAGGCAACATTTCAGGCAAAGCAATCAATGGTCAGCAACAACAAGTTGACCTTACAAACTTTGACTATTACGACAACCTGACACGTTCAATTGCCCACATTGGCAAGATTTGCTTAGACCTTATCCCTAAGATTTACGACACAGAGCGTGTTATGCGAATCATTGGTGATGATGGCAAGCCAGAATTGTTGACGATCAACCAACGTGACTCTGTGGGTCGTGTGCTAAACGACATTTCTGTTGGTCAATACGATGTGGTCATGGAAACAGGGCCAGGCTACAACAGCAAGCGCCAAGAAGCTGTTGACAATATGTTGCCATTGTTGGGCGCTGCGCCTGAACTGATGCAAGTGGCGGGTGACTTGGTGTTTAGGAACATGGATTGGCCTGGCGCTGACATCATTGCTGACCGCCTTGCCGCTGCTAACCCAATGGCTCAAATTGATGAGAAGTCCAAAGTGCCTCCGCAAGTCCAAATGCAATTGGCTATGTCGCAGAAACAAATTCAGGAACTTACACAAGCGCTTCAGGCAAAAGATTTGCTGTTGAAGAATCGCATGGATGTTGAGCAATTGCGTCAAGACTCAGAAACTAAGCGCACCCTGATGAAAGAAACAGGACGGGCTAATGAGGCTGAACTGCGTGAACAAAGTGATCGTGCTGAAATGCAAATGCGTGTGGACGGTCAAGCACACGATACGGTTATCAATACGCAGACTAAGCTAGAAATTGAACGTATGAAGCAACAGATTGCTTTGGTGTTGGCTCAAATGGATAGAGGCGCATTAAATGATGCCAATGCCGAGGCAACAGAACGGGCTATTTGAGTTTTAAAAGAATTTGTGGTAAAACCACTAAACCTTACCTGTGAGGATCACAGGGTTAAATCGTTGGGAAACGTATGTCCGATAAAGAAGCAAGTCAAGTTTTGACTAGCGAGAATGCAGCAGAATTTTATGCAAACAGATTAGGTTTAGCTGAATCAGATTCAGAGCCTGTGGCGGTTGAAGAAGCCGAGCCAGCAGCTGAAGAAGGTCAGAGTGAGCCGAAAGAGGCAGAAAAGGAAGCAAACCAAGAGGGTGAGCGAAAGCAAAATCCTAAACTTGAAAAGCGGTTTTCAGAGATAACCAAGCAACGTGAAGAAGCCCCTAAAGAGGCTCAATCTGAACGTCAAGCAAGGTTAGAACTAGAACAGCGTTTGGTAGCGATGCAACAGCAACAACAACCCCAACAGGTTGTTCAATATGATGCAGAGCCACAACCAAGCCAGTTCAGCGATGCGTTTGAGTATGCGAAGGCTCTTGCAGAGTTTTCAACAGAAAAAGCACTAGCTGAACGTGACAGGCAAGTAGCGATGGCTAGAGAGCAAGAAGCGCAACAAAGGATTATTCAATCTTGGGCGCAGAAGGTTCAGGCGGCCAAAGCGGAAATGCCCGATTTTGATGATTTGGTCGCATCAAGTGACGTAGTTGTAAACAACGCAGTCCGAGATGCAATTCTGGAGAGTGATGTTGGCCCAAAAATCCTTTATCACCTAGCTGAAAACAATGACCTTGCCAAAAAAATTGCCAGCTTGAATCCAAATGCAGCGCTTAGAGAGATAGGAAAACTAGAAGCAAAGTTTGAGGCAAGTCCTGAAACTAAGCAGACAGACCCTGTTGTTAGAAGT